ACTCCAGAAGTCTCAATTCAAGTTTAAAGCGGGTGAATCTAAAAAATCTGGTATGCTTAATTTTAAAAACCCGGTCAAGGAAATGTTTTTTATGGCTGTTAGTGATGACGTATACAAATACGAACCAATAAAACAAGTTACCATGAAATTTAACAATAACATAATCATAGATGCCGATAATTTAATGCTCAGTTACGAACAACCATTAAAGTACTATACGGGTGTAACAGGTAATAAATTTGGTGTATATAGTTTCTCATTGAAACCAGAAACATATTACCCGACCGGTCAAGTTAACATGAGTAGAATAGCACACAATTTGATAGATATTGAACTCGATACACCAGACGCTAGTTTCGGACACAAAGTTTATGTGTACGCTGTAAACTATAACGTTTTACGTATAAGCAGCGGCCTCGGGGGTTTAAAATTTTAGTCAGTTATACTAGTAATGGCTGGTCGTGTTCAATTAGAAACATCTGGTCCACAGGACGCCTTTTTTACAGACGACCCCGAATATACATATTTCATAAAGAATTTTCAAAAACATACCAATTTTGCACCATTCTTTGTTGATTTAGACGTTCAAGGTGAAGTAGAATTTGGAAACACTATTCGATGTACAATCCCACAAAACCAAGGTGATCTCCTTAAAACTGTAAGTATGAAAGTTGAATTATCGGCTATAGATCAAAGTCTCAAGAGTTCTATAACAAATGGAACTGGTATAGGATATAATGAATCAATAGGGCATCAAATGATTGAATATGTAGAATTATTAATAGGGGGTGAAGTTATTCAAAGACTTACGAGTGATTTTATACATATTTATTCAGAACAATACACAACACAAACAAAACAACATAATTTAGAAAAACTTATTGGTAAACCACCTTTAGAATTTTCTGGAACTATGGTCATGTCAACCGCTTTAGGTCATTATCTCGGTAATGCTACATCAGATACAAAGTATTTCATTGATATACCGTTTTATTTTTATAATAACCCTGAACTTGCTGTACCACTCTGTGCCATAACAGGTCAGGAAATTGAAATTGTTATAAAACTTCGCGAAGTTGATCAGTGTATTCACGCAACAAGAACTGGAGTTGCTCATGTAAATTTCATACATTATACGGGTTTAAAACCTAAAAACTTGATAAAAAGTTTAAAAATAAATGTCGAAATGGTTTCTCTAGATGAAGAAGAAAAACAACTGTTAATAAGTAAAAAAATAGATTATATCATAACACAAGTTCAAGAAAGTAAAGATCAGATTCCACAAAGTCCTAGTATTAATCCGGTGGTTGTAAAACATAAACTTAATTTTAAGAACCCAATAAAGGAACTTTATTTTATAGTACAGGAAATCAGAAATAGTACAATTAGTTCACACTTCGTAACTCCACTTGATTATGATCATGACGGTCTGATATTGAACAGTGAATATATAAGTCATGAACATTTACGGAACCTTGAAATTAAATTAGACGATTCCGTTATTTTAGATAAAGTTACAGGTAACGTTATAAATTTACGCGCAATACAAAGTGGTATACATCATTCAAGAACACAATTATTCAAACGATTCTATTCATATAGTTTTGCGCTCGAACCAGAACGATGGTATCCAACAGGTCAAAGAAATTTTAGTTTAATTAAAGAACAAATATTAACATTGAATCTAAATGGACAGGAAGATCGTAAAAGAGAACTTAGAGTTTTAGGCCTAAGTTATAACATACTCCGTGTAGAAAACGGAATTGCTAAAACACTGTTTAATTTATAATGAATCAACAAGAAAAAGACGCAACCGAAAACTTAATTGAGCAGGTCCAGGACTCTGCTATTAACATTATACAACCCGTACTCGAAAGAACTATGGTTCTCGCAGCCGAATACGCTACGGCGTGTGGTCGAGATATGGTACTTGGTGAAGATATGGAATATGCCATGAAATATTGTGCCATGAACGAAGTTGGTAAGAAAATGGGAACACATTTCCCAGAAATATATGAAGAATCTTCCGATGAAGAAGACCAGGAAGAAGACGTCGAGTTTGAAGATGAAGAAATCCCTTTTACGAGATATACGGGACGTGAATATAAATTCGTTAAAATGAATATGGCGTACGATAATTGGGATGCATGGGAACCAAAAAATCCGTCGGAATCGATGTTAAAAAATGCTATAGATAGTAATGAACACATCGGAACCAACGGGGTATGCGACGACTTCTGAATATTTTAGATTACGTGATGATGATACTGAATCTGATTCTGATACAGAAACAGATTCGGAATCTGATTCGGGTATAGATTGTATAAATGTCGGTATGTTAAAAGGGTATATGAAACCCAAATGTTATAAAAAAATTTTAATTGAAGAGGAACTACTCCCTGATTAAAATCTCAGGATACTATATATAAAAATGTCTTCTGCTGCTGAAACTGTTACGCTCGTCGCTCGTGAACTCGAGTCCCAATCCCTCAACGCCGTCGTTGCTGGATTCTCCTTCGCCGCCGCCCTCTCGTGGATGGACTTGGTTAGATGGATCGTCAACCAAGTTGTTAAGGTCAACAAGAACGGTGGTATGAACTACACGCTCACGGCCTTGTTCACAACGCTCTTGTCCATCTTGGTCTACGTCGGTATCTCTCGTGTGTCTACACGTGTGCAAAAGCCAACCCAACCAATCTTCGCGGTTACTCGATAAGTTTAGGCTTACGCATAACCAATAATAAAAATAAACCGGTTGCGACTACCATAAATATAGATATAAACGCATCCCATCTACGCGGATCCTCCATTTCGGGGATACTCATAGGTGGTGGAAGAGAAAAGTCTCGTTCCACTTTAGCAATATTCTCAAGTTTATCAGTCGAACACGTCACTGCGAGTTTAAGTATATGATTCGCATTTCTAAAATCGTATGGTATCAATCGATTATTACTACTGTAATAAAACTGAACACGTAAACTTGATATCGTTTTTTGTGATCCAGAATCAAAATTGTGTTCAACTGTATCATCAACACCCGAAAAGTTAATTACATCCCCACATAGAAGTATACGCCCTGTATAAAAGGGGGTTTCAGAAAATACGGTTTTGTTAAATTCGTCTGAACCACTACTCAATTTAACTATAATTGCATCAGCGCCCTGTAAATTAATACTCCCAGTTTCCAATGAACTCGAAGTTGATGATACATTTGAAGCGGGTAAACCTAAAACATCGTGTGGCGTGGTGTACCCATTTGTACCAGTTGTATAACCATTCGTACCAGTATAAAACAAAAATGTAAAATCACTCGACCCTGTAAACGTTATAGCATTTGTATCTTTATCAAAAGTTGCACCTGTAATTATGGTACAGTTGGTATTAATCGCCGCGGCTAATTCTTCTCCGCTATAGTTTCCAATTGGTATAGTTACCGTTTGAGTACTACTACCGTTTGTTAAAACATCAAATTGATTGTTCCTGGAGTGTATGAGGTATTGACTATTATGAATACGTGCTGATATAAGTGATATTTTAGTCACGTCATAAATAGGGTTTTTTAAGTGGACAACATAATCACTTGGATTTGAATATAAAACTGGGTCTCGTTCACCACTGTCTATATCTAAGGTATGTACCTTCATTAAAATATAGGAGCATTATTTTAATGAGTGTAAATCTCATAATTTTTAATTATTTAAGAAAGGCTATGAACTAATGGGTTATTTGCAAGTTGTCGTCTCGCCGTATCCAAACTCATATTTGTAGCATTTGGATTTTCGTGACCTTTATAAGCATTGAATTTATGATAATCATTATTTCTATATTGTTGTGTCCAAGCACCATTCGCGGCGTTTACTCTACCATCAATTCTCGTTGTATCGGAACGAACACTCGTAACCATACCCCCTTGGTTAAGTGCATCTGCACGAACATTCATCCGCCCTGGACCCGCGGCTCTATTTGGTTTACCGCGACGATCCTCTGGTCTGAAACCATATTTCGTAAGTTCTTCGGCTGTATATGCGGAACCGTATGTTCTCTTTTCACCGATCTTAGTTGCTGGGGTGTTCAAGTATCCACCTACAAAACTCGATATACCTGGGGCTGGTTGATTGTTGTATTGATATTGTTCTATAGCACCATCGGCTTTGTTTCGTGTTGGTTCCTGAGCACGTGTAAGTGCGGAAACGGTTCTCTTCGCAGATGCATAATTTAATGTATCAGTTCTCAAACCGGTTTCTGATCTATTTGTTGTTTTCTTTGTACGTTCGTGTTCCGCTCTTGGCGTTCTACCAGTCATACCCTGTGCTCTGCCTGCAACTGGAGGAAGACGACCATATAAAAACGCCGTCTTTTCTGGTCTATTGTGTGAAACTTCACCGACAATACCACGTCTACCACCTTTGGAATCAAAGGCTGGACCCGACCTACCAGGTAAAGTCGTTAAGCGATACGCACCAACATTATCTGGGTTAACACGAAACAATTGTTGATGACCCCCAAACGCAGGAACTTCTGCTCCAACACCCAAGCCTGGTCCGACGAGTTGTTTTTCAATTGGTGAAAGATTATTCATTCGCCCTGCGTCATACATACGATTTCTCATAGACAAAACTTCGCCCCCCGATGATCGTTGTTGTGGTGCAATTTCAGCGAACGAACCCATTTCTTGTTTCGAATTATACGATGGTTCGACTAATGGTGATAAAGGTCCCAAATAATCAGATTGTATAGAGACATCTCTATCCGAAAATTCTGAAACGATTTCAGGTTCTATTGGATTACCTTCTATTGTATATTTTTCGTCTGGTTGACTTAATTTTCTACCGGCATAAACTAAGCCGGCTATAGCCATTATAGATATAGGATCAGCCATTCTTATTTCTTAGCGAGATTTTTATTGAGGTATCTTT